GTTGTACATACATACCCCCCGCGCGCGGCGGGGGCCGGGGGGGGTCCAAACCTAAGTGCCTAATCGACCCCTCCCCGCAAAAACCCACGCATTTCTGCGGGTCACAGACTGTAACAGTGTATTAGTGCTGGACCAAATGGTGTCGGAGGCGCACAAGAAACGCGGTGCGGCGGTGTCTCTTTCCCTTGTTAAATCGGCACATCGTTCCTGCGTCATTAAAATATATAGGCGATACAATCACATTGCGATGTGATTATGTTTAGTTTCAGTATGGGAGTAATTAATGATTGACACACCGGAACATTGTTCCTACTCATAGTGCCTCGACAACAACGAAAGAGGGACCATCCAAATGTTATTCGATCTATCACAATACCTATCGTTCAACGCATTCGCATTCTTATGGATAGCCAGCATGTTAGCGGCGGTTGCGTTCTTCGGTCGCGACGATAACAACGGGAGCTAACTAATGATTAAACCACAACAAGCCGCGCCATTAGGGCGCAAGGGCCGCGTATCATCCGATAACGCTTGGCCGTTGCGTAATTCAGACGGCCTGACATTCGCAGAGGCCAAGCGCCTAAGAGAGCAGGAGCCGGGTAAATGAACGACAACGACGACACACTGCCCGAACGATACACCGAACGCGCAGCCGAAACCTTGGCCTACCGCCTGATGGAGTATCTGGAGTTTCTTGGCGTGCTAACCGCCGACCATGTAAACTATCTGCGCTGGCCTCCTATAGACTTGATTGAAGATGCCGAAGCAGCATTGAAGGATGAGACATGACAAATGAAGAATTCAAAGCAACACGAGAGACACTGAACCTAACGCAGGGCCAGCTTGCTCAGAAAATAGGACTGTCCGAACGGGCGATCAGATACTACGAACAAGGGGGCCGGGCTATCCCGGCTCCGGTCTCTATGCTCTTAGAGACGTTTCTAAGGGGTCTGGAGCGTGCTTAGCTACAATCGGGACTGTTACCTAGCAATCACCCTATATGCCTCTCTATGGGCTTTATATGGGCTTATAGAACTATATAAAGGATAAGACATGGCTGGTCATATTAAACGCCGCACGATTGCATCGAACTTAGATAAGGTTGGCGAGACTGTTTTGCTGGAGAAGATTGCGTCCGGCCTGACAATGGCTGGCCTTGCTCGTGAACTAAACATCAGCAACCTATCCCTCTATCATTGGATACGCAAAGACCCAGACCGAGAGGAACGGTTCCGACAGGCTCGGACAATCGCGGCGGATCAATGGGCGGATGAGTGCCTCGACATTGCCGACGCTTCGGACAACACATCGGCCAACGCTGACAGGCTCAAGATCGAAACGCGCAAATGGCTGGCGGGTGTCGCTGCCCCGGACAAGTTCCAAGCCAAGCCGACCACAGCGGTCCAAGTGAACATAAACCAATTACATCTTGATGCACTGAAGCAGCTAAACTTGGCGTCATCAAATCCACATGATGCACAAGACGATGACACCATCATAGACATCACACCACCAAAGCAAGTCGGCTCACATAACCTCGATGCGGACGACTTGCCGGGTGTTTTTGACGACGATTAACGGAAAACTGCCATCCGTGCATGGTTTGAAAAATCCGTGCACGGTTCGGGCCAGGTTTGGTGCACGGTTTAACCACGCATTTCCGCCAATGTGCACGGAGTGCACGGTTTGTCGGCGTATCAATCGCCATAAGTAAGTAACATTGTAATATGACCAATTCAACACTGTTACTATCATGAGAGCGGATTAACTTTTATAAACCATGCACTCCGTGCACATCCTTAGATTTCAGCCATTTTATCTGGCCCTAAACCGTGCACCAACCATGCACGGACCCTCTCAAACCGTGCACGGATTTAAAAAAAGGGAGCCGAAGCCCCCTTAGTCTGCTTTACGTTCACGTAAACCTATGAGCCGGTCAAGATACCATCGGGCCTTCTTTAAGTCCTCAATCGGCTTCCCCTTCCTCTCATAGCGCCACATATATTTTAGGATATTGCCTTTGAGGTAGCCAGCATATGCCTCCGGACCCATCGACGCTTCGATCCCTTCGATAGCCTCGATGCCTCCGGACTTATAGTGCGGTGGGCTATTGACCACATCGACATCCGCGTTCAACGCGTCCCTAATCTCTTTGTATCTCATAAAATCATTCCCATACATTACACATCCTCCTCACCTGCCTTGAAGTTAATCTCAACGCCAAAGAAATCGTCCGACTGCTCATCTATCATGGCGTTGATGACCATGTAATCTGCATCGCCTATGAGAAGCTCAAGACCACGGAACACACGCTTCGTTCGTGTCGCCCGGTCCCTTGTGGCATCATAGCCATGCGTCTTCATCTCTCCATTGAACTTACGCTGCGACCAATCCTTGCCCTTGGCTTCGTTGTTATCCTTGCACCAGTCACGGAAGTCATTGAACGCCTCGATGGTAGTCATCTCATTGTCTTCGCCAGCCACGCAACGCTCCGTGATCCAGCGGGCCAATGCGTCCTCTCCTGCGAGATACTCATCGGTAGCTTGGATTACGGCCTGTGGCGGGTTCAACCCTTGTGACAGCCAAGACTTAGCGCCTTGTATAATCCACGCTAGAATTGCTGGATATTCTTCCTTCAGCTTGTCGGGCAAGTCCATGTCCTTAACGACAGGCTTAGTCTCGAACGGAATCAGGTGCATACGCCGACGCATAGCGTCATCGACGTTAGTAATCTCTGGCTTCGTATTACCTGCAATCACAAGCGTGAACTGCGGTGTGAACTCAAAGTTATCCTGCCGCATGAAGCGCGCACTGATCTTGTCCCCGCCGGTAAGCGCCTTCACCTTGGCCTCGTCCCACTTACGCGACGGGTCAATCTCCTGTGCGTGCACGAGCCTTGCACCCATTAAGGAAGCAAGTTCTGTAGGGTGACGCTGATTGTTCGACGCCAAGAATACGTCCGCACTGGCCACGGTGGCATAATCGCCAAGGATGTTTCCTACGGCTCCAAGGAACGTCCCTTTGCCATTACCGCCGGACCCGTGGGCGAAGGCAAGCACATGCTCCTTCGTCGATCCCGTCGCGGAATAGCCAGCCAACCTTTGAAGGTAAGAGATCATCTCAGCATCACCGTTGCACGCCTCATTAAGAAACGCTTGCCACTGCGGCGCTGGCTTGCTGAAGTCCGCCTCAACCGATGTGCATTTAGTACACATCCGCGAACGGTCATGCGCCAGCAACTCCCCTGTCTTCAGGTCCACCATCCCCGACTTAGTGTTCAGGATATAGATGTCCGCGTCTAGCTGCTCGGTGGTGGCTTGCATCGACGGCTCAACCGCTGCCAGCTTCGCCACGTTTGCAATCACATTGTAAGACGCCACACGCTGCGCGATTCGCTCGCCCTTTGCGATGCTGTCGATCTTTTCCAAGGCTTCCGCCGATGCGTTCGCACACACCTTGCGGACAATGGTAATATGCTTCTTCGCCACGTCCAAGGCCCACTTGTTGCCATCCCATGCGACCCAGCCCATGCCGCCCACAACGTATCGGATATCCGAAACGTGTAGCCGTGCAACGCGCTGCGCCAATGCAATGTCACTGTACTCAATGGGTGTTTCCCCGGCGGAAGCTACCATGCCGAAGTCTTCGTCGCTGAAGTCTGTCACATCGAACTCATCGACCTCGCGCTTGTAACCAAAGCCAGCCGCCTTACCCGCCAGCCAGTCCCAACCCAACTCATAGGGCGGGTGCATACGACCGAAGTCCGCTTCGATAGTATCGAGCGAGTTAACGCCGTCTTCCCAACGCTCGGCCCAGGCTGCGAATATCTCGAACGCATCTGGCTCATGGTCAGGGCCACACGCCGCTTTGATGGCATAACCCATACGGATATAATCATCACGGTCAGGGAAATGCTCAGTCTTGTTTGGGATGGCCGCTACCGCTGCGGCTACATGGGTAATGCTTGGCGCAGTAAGCGATGCCTGATCGACCGACTGCCGCTCGACTGCCTTCTGAGCCGTCGTGTCCGCGTGGATAATCTCGCAGCCCATCATCTCCAACGTTTCCGTCAGGTCCACAAAGAACTGCTCAATCTTTTCCCGCGTGACCAGCTTCAACCCAGCAGGGCCACGTTGCGTCAGGTCCACATCAAGACTGTATGGCTCCTTAGTAATAGGATGGATACCGGCGATGACGTACTGCTGTCCGTCACCTAGAAATTCTACAAGCTGCTCGACGCCTCGGTCATCCCGGAACCGCACCTGCATACGGCCAATCTTATCGTCGGTGCGGTACATGAACAATCGCTTGGGGAAACGACCGATGCGCATCGGGGCTTTGCCCAATGCCTTCACCGCCATATCGCCAATGACCCTAGCCAGCCCCTCGTTAACAACATCAATGTCAACCGCAGGATATTTGCTGGCCTTCAGGCCGATATTAGCATGGCTGCGGTCCCACCGCTCAACGTCATTTGGCGTCGGCACATAGTCTTGCCAGCCATAGCCGCCCCATGTGCCCTGCGCATTCTGCCGACCGGGGGCTTTGCCTGCCTGATCCGCTTGGATTTTAGACATGGCTGACAACTCAGCGTTCGGCGGAATGACGGACACGAGATCGGTGAACCCAATCTCGTACAGTGTCTTAAATTTCATTAGTGCAATTCCCTCTTTTGAATTTGGTCCCGCTTCTGCATCAGCATATCTACCGCTGCGTCTATTACATAGAGTTCAGCGTCAGGTCCGGTTTCGGCTATCACTGGATACGCGGCGGTTGTTATTATTACGCCGCGCTCGAAGTCTTCTTCAAAACCGATGATGAATACTGGAACGAAGTCCACTTTTTGTTTTTCGTCAGTCCATCTTATCTTGTCCATTACTAGACCCCCGTGAAGTCTGCACCTTCAACCGAAACGTTTACAGACCGGCCAGTATATACAGCCCGATTGTTGGCTTGGATTTGTTCCGTGCTTCTGTCGTCTATAAGCGACAAAGCATACCGCGCAAGTTCGTAGGCATCAATCTTACCTTCGATGTAAATTATATTGCCATGACGGCGAGAGAACCCTTTCGTGTTGCTGTCAATCCACTCGGCCAGTTGCGATGCTAATACCTGTTTCATTTGCTCTTCTCCCAAATATTAATTGCGTAAACTAAATCCTGTAGCAGTGAGTCGTGGTCCCCCGCACCGGAAAGCCAAAATACGAGTTCACCAGAGCAGTCATAGTCGCTTTGGGCTAAAGCTTCACGCGCACACAGCACCTTTCGGTCCACAGAGGGTTGCTCACAGCGTTCGATCATAGCGCAAAGTTCGCGGGTTTGTTCGCTATGTGGGTACGCTTCGCGCACTTCTGATGGAACTCGCCTGCTCATTAAAGCGGCGCGATGGACGATCCAATCTTGTGGTATGTCGGTCATAGCAAATGCTCCCCTGCTTCAATCCGATCAGCCAGCCAACGTGTGCTGCGCTCAAACATATTCATCTTGCCAGTGCGAAGCCACGCAATGATTGCTTCCTTCTCATTCACGACCGGCGTTTCTTCTTCCTTAGTTTTTGTAGGACGTGTCATTAGGTTAACTCCTTTATCTTAAAGCCTCTTGATTCAGCGTAGGCGATGAGATCATCGAGCCACATCAGGCCTCTACCTGCGACATAATACTGATTGATGCCCCTGTGGGGTACGTTATTCACATCGCCCCATGTGTGAGACGAATGCTCAAACATCTTTATATCCGCACGATGGACTGACGCATGGAAGCGGCGCAGAAAATGCGCAGCCTCCGCTGCAATCATTTTTGTTTGGCCGGTAAACTCGCGCCGAATAACCGGCTCGTCTTCTTTAATATTAATCGGAGTAGGCTTAGCGTTTTGCGCAAGCCAGTCCTCCCTCGACAGCGGCGACAGCCCTGTTTCCTTTAGCCAACCCATAATCATTGGGCGGTCGGCATTGAATAGCCGCATTAGTTCAGCGCGGGTCATGGTCGGAGCAATCTTGCAGAAGGTAAGAGGGATAGACTTCTTCCTTCCGCGTCGGTCAACAACGACTTCCTGAAGTTCGAGTTCCTCCATCCAACGATAGACCACAGACCGGGCACGCCCGTAATGCCTAGTGAGTTGCGTCACGTTCATGGTCTTCGCCAGTTCGGCTAGGTCATCTGGCGTTGGCATCTGGCGTATGATAGCGTCACGCTTCAGCCCTAGCTTTCTACGCCGACTATCAACCGCGTCTACCGAACGGCCCAGCGCCTCCGCAATTTGCGCGTGCGTTTGGTTATTATCGTAAAGTTCTATGAGTACGGCGTCCTCTTCGGCCCGCCACGAGCTAAAACTATTGGCCATGATCTCCCTTACATGTCTGTATGCTTTTCGTTACCTCTCTTGGGTGGCACAGTTTGAATATCGAATGCAAGAACTTTTTTTTGTTGACGTTAAGTTGTAAAGTGCGCTATGTAGTTCAACAGGAGTTTACACGAGGTACGTATGGAAGAGCAATGGAAATGGGTTAGCGGACAAGAAGGGCGGTACGAGGTATCGAACTTAGGCAGCGTCAAAAGCCACGTCAAAGCTGAACCAAAACTATTACGTCCGGGCAAAGCAAGTAACGGTTACTTGACGGTGTGCTTTCACACACCAAAACGACGTAGCTATCCTATTCAGCATCTCGTTGCGGAAGCGTTTATCGGGCCGCGTCCTGATGGCATGTGCGTATTACACAGCGACGGTAACCGGACAAACAACGTCCTTAGCAATCTTCGCTACGGTACTTACGCAGACAACAACGCAGATATGCTTCGGCATAACCGGCGCAAGTGGACAGAGAACCAAATACGAGAATTAAAACGCAGATTAGAGAACGGCGAATCGCCGCTGGCATTGGCTAAAGAATATGGGATGCACCATCCACAGGTATACGGAATTAAAAACGGGAGATGTTATGCGTGGGTCTGATATTGTTTCGTGCGATTTCGAGACGCGCAGCGCCATCGATCTCCGAAAGACAGGCGTCTATAAGTACGCCGCTGATCCTAGCACCGACATCTGGTGTCTAGCATATAAAGCGCCGTGGTCTGCCGACGTACTGGTGTGGCAGCCGGGTGACCCTATTGATGAGCGGCTTGCGGGTTGGATCATCGGCGGCGGATTGCTCTCCGCATGGAATAGTCAGTTCGAACGCACGATCTGGAACGAGATCATGACCGAGCGTTACGAGTGGCCACCCACCAAGATCAAACAATGGCGCTGCACGATGGCGCAGGCCAGCGCGATGGGACTACCTCGCGCACTGGGTCAAGCGGCCTCTGTCCTTGGCGTTGAAGAACAGAAGGACAAAGCTGGCGCGGCCCTTATGCTCCGGATGGCACGGCCACGTAAGGTGAACGCCGACGGCAGCTACACTTGGTGGAACACTAAGGATAAGATTGATACGCTAGTAGCGTATTGCCGACAGGACGTGCGAACGGAACTGTCCGTCGCGGAAGTCCTGAACGCAATGCCTGACAGTGAGCGTCGTCTCTATCAACTTGACCAACGCATCAACGACCGGGGCGTTAAGGTTGACCTCGACCTCATCGAAAGGGTTAGCAAACTTGCTAACTCCGCGTCAGAGAATATCGACGTAGAGATCAAGCGCCTTACGAACGGCCAAGTTAAAGCCGCAACGAACGCAATGGACTTGACCGCGTGGCTTCGTGGCTATGGGTTAAACGTCAACTCCGTAGACAAGCAGACCGTGACGCGGATGCTGGGCATGGAGAAGCTGCACCCCATCATTAAGCAGGTGCTTCGCCTACGCCAAGACGGAGCGAAGTCCAGCACCGCTAAGTACGACGCTATGGTTAACGCAGCAAATGCCGACGACCGTATGCGCGGCCTTCTCATGTATCATGGCGCAGCGACAGGCCGCTGGTCTGGTCGGCTTGTGCAGCCGCAGAACTTCCCACGTCCGCAAAAGAAGCAAGACGAGTTGGACGAGATCATCGCCAAGCTAAAGGCTGACGAGGACGTGTCGGAATATGGGGCCGGAACGGTCCTAGCGTCCGATCTGTTACGCTCGATGCTGATTGCCGAGGATGGTCACCGGCTTATGTTCGCCGACTACTCTGCGATTGAAGCCCGCGTCTTGGCGTGGGTAGCAGGGCAGACCGATCTGGTTGAGACGTTCCGCAATGGCGGGGACGTGTACAAAGAAATGGCGTCGGCCATCTACAGCATAAACGTAGAGAACGTAACAGACGGTCAACGCCAAGTTGGAAAGATGGCAATCTTAGGTTGCGGCTATGGCATGGGCGGCAAACGCTTTGCCGAACAGTGCGCCACGATGGGTATCAATGTAGACGAGGACGAAGCTAAGCGCATTGTGTCTGTCTACCGTGAGAAGAACAATCGCATCGCGCAGTATTGGCGTGATGTGGAGAACGATTTTGTAGAGATGGTCAAGGAAGCAGGCCGTGTTAGGTCGGTCGAACTTCCCTTACCTAGCGGGCGGTCGCTAACGTACCACAATCCGCGCATCATTCAGCGAGAGACACCTTGGGGGGTAATGCGCGACACGGCGCAGGTTGATACGCTGAATAGTGTGACACGCCAGTGGGTGTCCCAGATAATCTGGGGCGGTCTACTGACGGAGAATGTGGTGCAAGCAACCGCCCGCGACCTGATGGCCACGGCCATGATGGCGTTGGAAGTCAAGGGCTACAACGTTATCCTGTCCGTACACGATGAGATCATTAGTGAAGTGCCAGATAATTTTGGGTCGCTTGACGAAATGATTGACATCATGACACAAGTTCCGGCATGGGCGAAAGGCTGCCCTATCAATGCCGAGGGCAAAGAAGGGAAGAGGTATCGCAAATGACAGCACATGCTAAGTTTGGCGCGTCGAATGCAAAGCGCCGCATCAACTGCCCCGGTTCGCTCAGCGCCGAGGCCCCATTCCCTAACGAGAGTTCACCTTACGCCGAACTTGGTACGGCTGCGCATGAATTCGGTGAGTTCTGCTTAGTCAATGGACATGAAGATGCCTTCGCCTTCATCGGCCAAGAGCACAACGGCCACAAGGTTGACGACAACATGGCGCGTGCGGTGCAGGTCTACATCGACTGCATCCAAGATGTGGCCGGATCGGAACCAAGCATCTGCCGCTATGAGAAACGCTTCAGCCTCGATAAACTTGACCCACCCATGCCGATGTTCGGCACAGCCGACTGTATTATCTACGGCAAAGCGACGGGAACACTGTACGTCATCGACTATAAACACGGCCAAGGTGTAGCAGTCGAAGTCACGGACAACGAGCAGCTTAAGTATTACGCGCTCGGCGCAATCCTTGAAATCGGGGAGAAGGCTCCGGTCAACAAAGTTATAACGGTTGTTGTACAGCCCCGCGCTATGCACCCCGACGGGCCGGTGCGGCAGTACAGCTACAGCCGTGACGACATACTGGACTTCGGCACAGAACTTATCGACGCAGCGTATGCGTCTCTGAAGCCGGACGCACCGCGCATCTCTGGCGCGCACTGCACATTCTGTCTGGCAGCGGGAACCTGTTCGGCCCTGCGCAACAACGCCCTTGAGATCGCACAAGACGAGTTCGGCACAGTACGAAACATCAATGACCTATCCCCTCAAGAGATAGCGGACTTCCTGCAAAGGGTTCCGCTGATTGAAGAGTGGATCAAGTCTCTGCGCCGCCACGCCAACAACTTGCTTGATACTGGCGCTGCACTTCCCGGCTACAAGCTGGTTGAGAAACGACCGACACGCCGCTGGCGTGTTGAGGAAGAGGTTGTGGCTTGGGCCACAGAAGAAGGTCTCGATGACGACGACATCTACGAAAAGAAGTTGAAGTCGCCACCGCAGATCGAGCGCATTGTGGGCAAGAAGAACTTGCCGACATCGCTCGTCATAGCTGTATCATCCGGCACATCAATGGTCGCTGATACAGATAACCGTCCTGCCGTTGCCTCATTGGCGGCGGATGACTTTACCGTTGAATAAGGAAACTACGATGTCAAAAGTTATTACACCCGAAGCAATCATCTCTTATCCGCATGTGTTCGAACCACAGACACCTCCGGGTGCAAGCGAGCCAGTATATTCTTGCTGCCTTGTATTCCCTGACGGCACTGACATGTCCGAACTCAAAGCGACGGCGGCTGCTGTGGCCAAGGAGAAGTGGGGAGACAAGACTAAATCGTTGATGGAAGGCGGCAAAATCCGTATGCCTTTCCGCAACGACGGCGAAGAGAAGGGCTATCCAGAAGGCTCAATCTTCATGAACGTCAAGTCGAAGCAGGCTCCTGGTATCGTTAGCAAGTTTGCTGGCGAGAACGGCAAGCCCGCTCCGATTACAGACCCTAAAGAAATCTACCCCGGTGCGAAGGTCCGTGCCTCGCTGCGCGCTTATGCGTACAGCGTGAACGGCAACAACGGTGTTGCGTTCTCTCTGGGCAATCTTCAGAAGGTAGCCGATGGCCCCCGTATGGATGGCCGCTTGTCCGCTGCTGACGAGTTCACTGCGACGGAACGTCCGTCCGCAGACATCTCCGACCTTGACGATTTGCTCTAAGTAAAAGGGAGGGCCGGGGAGTTGGAAGTCGCCCCGGCCCTTCTTAATCTAACGCCTCAGAAATCATCTGGGCTTTCTTGGCTAAGGTCTTGGCCACAATTTCATCTACAGAATTGACGAGGCCGAACGTCCGCACGATGACGGGCTTTGTCTGGCCGATACGGTGGCAACGCTTAGCTGCCTGCGCGTTCACCGCCGGAACCCAATCCATCTCTACGAACGCCACTTGGCTTGCGGCTGTTAGCGTGATTGCGGTAGAGCAGGCCGTGATCTGGCCGATGAATACGCGAACCTTCGGGTCGGTCTGGAAGTTATCAATCGCAGCTTGACGGTCTGCTGTAGACATACCACCGGCAACGACCACCGGACTGAAGTCTTTCAGCTTATCGTAAAGGGTTTGGATTGCGTCAGTGTGGTAGGCGAAGATGACTATCTTGTCGTAAGCATCATCAGCCAATTCGCCCGCTATCTGTGTGGCGATGGGCGCTGCCTTGGCCGCGCCTGTCAGCCGTCTTAATGACGCGATATGCGGGGCGATGCTCTCGATCTCGGAAGACAAGTCTTGGTTCGTCAGCGAATGCGCGAGGATCATATCGACCGCTTCGGCTTGGCGTGGGTCGTCGATGTGTTTCCTGTCGCTCCAGTTTTCTATCTCGACTGGTGCGCTCTGCCACCAGATAGGCGGCAAATCTTTCAGCACAACCTCACCCTTGCGGCGGAGCATGATTGACTGGAGTACTGTCTTGAACTCAGCCATGCGCTCGGTCTTGTTGCCGAGAATTTGTAGCCCAAATGAGCCACACCATGTCTTGCAGAAGTACGTCGTGAAGTCAGTGAAGTTTAGCGGGTATCGCCAAATCGCTTTAAGATGGGTCCAGAAATCGCTGACATTATTAGGGATGGGAGTACCGCTAAGAAGCCAAACACGATCAGCAAACTTAACAAGGCCATCACCGCGACAGTACTGACCATATAGATACTTTGTGCGCTTAGCAGTACGGTTCTTGAGATAATGAGCCTCATCCAGAACAAGAACGTCTGGCTCAAACTTTGCGATTTCATTGCGGACCTCCTTTGATTGCGTGATTTTATCATAGCTAAAGACTTTGACTTCGCGCTCGACGGTTCCCCATCGCTCGAACTCACGACGCCAGTTAATCTTGGCGATAGCGGGACAAACGACAACGACCTTTGTCAGGCCGAGTGTATCACACGCTGCGATAACTTGAAGTGTTTTGCCAAGGCCCTGCTCATCCGCAAGGAACGCGGCTGGGTTCTTACAAAGAAAGTCTGCGCCGACTTTTTGGTAATCGAATAGGTGGTTCATCTTCCCTCTCTCCGGCGTAACAAGCAAGAAGCGCGGCCTCTGCCCGTCCGTCATCCTTTTTCCGTGCAAAGAGATGGGCGTAATCCGGAAACAACTCTTGTGCCCGCTGACGACTGCCGTCCTTCCCTCCGAACGTGCGCATAGACTTAATCCAAGTCGCAGGCGGAATCAACTCAAAAGGTACAGACAGGCCAGCAAGGACACCTTCGACGATACCAGCGGCGCGGCCAAAGCTAAACATCGAGGACACACCTTGGCCCGGCATGGCGTGAACCTTCTCGATAAGGGCTTTAGTTTCGCTATCTACATGTGGGCGAAGCGCATCGGCCAGCAGGTGCGCGTCCACCTGATTGACGACACGCGGCCCACGTTTGACTTTAAGAGTAGGCATGTCGATGACGACAAGTTCTCGGCTATCCTTGTCAAGAATAGCAACAGCCCCGAACGCGCCGGGATCAATGCCCATGAACTTCATGGGCGTTATGTACAGTATTAGAAGCTAGTCCGCAAGTGACTGCGTGGCCCCAAAGACTTACGATGGCGAAGCCCGTCGGGTTTGTGGCGACGCTTGGACTTTGGCTGTGGCTTCCACGACATGTCTTTAACGCTAGTCTTCTTGGCCATTACTCACCTTCATTCATCCGAGTAGCCCCCATAGCGCCACCAGTAGTTGCGGCTCCAGCAACGAACTGGTTAATCAGTTCTGCCTTCTTACCGCCAGACGCTTGGCTGATCCGTAGAAGCAAATCGCGTGCGGGCTTGCTTTCGTAGAACCGCTTTGAAGCGCCAAAGCCAGCACTGAGGGCTAAGCCTTCTGGAAACGACAATCCAAGGAGAGTGCCAAGACCGCCGAAACTACCCATCGTGGCGAAAGGCACAAGCTGCGCGCCAGTCTCGGGTAGGGCCGACGCCGATTGAGCGCGGCGGGTAGCGCGCAGAACTTCGGCTAGGCCCTTGACGCGGCGCATATCGGAAGCACCGAAGAACTGACCAAAGTTGTCGGACATATCAGAAACCGCCCGTGCAAACTTGTTCGGGTCTATATCACCAGTGTCCCTGTTCATTGCGCGCTTTGCCGCGTCCTGAATAAGCAAAAGCCGAGCGCTTTCACGGCCATCTTTGTTGAGGCTTGTAAACAGCGTGCGAACATCTGCGGGCTTCGATCCGGTTAGCATCTTTGTGACGGTAGTTGGATCAAACTCGCCTTTATTTAGTACGTTCTTCAACCCGCCAACACGCAGTTCATCCGCAGTACGGGCCAACTTTGTGTTTGCTACCTTCCAGAGATTGAAGTCTTTGGCCGTGCCATTGGCCTTGATATAGTCGCCCATATCTTCGTTAAGCGCAGTGTAGACTTTCTGGAATGCCTTTTCAGACTTATCCGGGATTGACGCAAGATTAGGATCGCTTTTGAGGTTAAATAGCGTCTTACGGTTGGCTTCGATTTTAGCGAGATCGCCCGGCCCGGTAAGGCTATTGCGAACATCTTCAAGCTGCCGAACCAACGGGCCAAGCTGCTGCGGAAGGTTCTCTGCTTTCAGATTGCTTAGCAGGCCATCAATGGCCGAAACCGACTTAGTAGCGGCAACGTCGCCGCTACCCGCAAACTGCTGGATTACGTTCTCCTTCATGTCAGTGTAGCGACTGATTGTGGCCGAACGGCTCTGGTTCAAATTGCTCACGACTTCAGAAGCGATGTCGCTGTCTACGCTGACACCGTAATCTGCCAGAAGATTTTCGACGGCGTTCTCCCGAGCGACTTTCTGCTCACGGCGAATACCAGCCGTGCCGAGCGGCATAATTTCGCCGACTGATTGCGTAAGCCGTCCCATACGCGTTGTCGGCGGTATAACGTCGCTGGTCATGACCGGGATATCGGATTGACGGCCAGCGGCGATGATCTGTTCTGGAGAGATTTGCTGACCAGAAAAACGACTGGTGGACGGCACGTTTGTGCGTGGAGCGCCAGTGAATGTACCCGGACCACCCGGCAGGAAACGATTGATAAGCGCACCGCCCGCTAACCCACCAAGACCACCGAAAGCAGCGCCTTGAAGACGATTACCTTCGCCAGCTTCTCCGCTACCGTACAGCGCACCGTATGCGGCTTCGCCGATAAGCGGCGCGGCTCCGGCAAGTCGAGTGCCAGCGAGCACGCCCTGTGCACCGCGGATGGCGGGGATTGAGGCCATAGCACCGCCGGTCAGTTCTCCAACAAACGAAGAAACAGGAGCAGTTTCGCGCAGATATTCTTTGGTCTCTGGGGCCATGCCGTAGCCCGCGGTAAGAGCATTAGCCGCACCACCAAAGTAACCAGCGGCCATTTGTCCGCCTTCAGTCTTCAGCAGTTCACCAAGCAGACCTTGCGCCGCACCCGTTTCGCCAGTCGGGTTTGCAACGAACTGCAAGGCTCCGCGCTTTTCAGCGGCGGTACGAACAGCATCAATTTGAGTAGGGTCAATCTGGCGGTTGTAGCCTTGGGCAATCCCAGCCAAATCGGCAAGAATAGCGTCCGTAGACTTATTACCCGCAATGCCCGCGTTATAAGCAGCTTGGAGTTGGCTCTGTAATTGACGATCTTCAGCCGTAAGTTGTAACGCACCCGCTGTAGCAGGAGCAAGGCGACTTGGAGCGGCCCCTGCTTCCGTTATCGCAACGCGAGTTGGAGCAAGCGACGGCGCGAGGGTGATACCCTGCTTGTCTGGATCACCGCCCGCTTCCGCCACAAGACCGCGGTATGTGTCGGCGAATGTGTTGTAGGACTGCGCCCGCGAACCGTAAATGTTGAGTGCAGTGTTTTGCATATCCATCCGCTGTTCAGGCGAAAGACGCTGGCCACTGGCGAGACGGTTGTACGCGTTACGAATTTGTTCAGGAACGCCCGCCGCATTCTGTGCGCTGGCCTGTTCGCCTTCGCGGACAACCGAACCGGGATCAAGCGCCTTCATGTAGGAGAAGATTAGGCCAATATCGCCCATTGCCGAACCATCGCTTTGCGCAAGCGTAACAATTTGGCGTGTAGCGTTGGCTACATTCCGGAAGTCCTTGACTTCCGAGTTGCCTAGAAATTCTTTACGATAGTCGCCGATAAGACCGCGCCCTGAAGCCTCTACGTCACGCCCCTCCTCCCGTGCTTTACGGGCCGCGTCTTCGGCGGCGCGCTGCTCATCCCGCGCCTTACGCGCAGCTTCTTCAGCCGCGCCGGGGCCTGCAACAAAAGTGCCACCGCCGGAAGGCGCTGAAGGAGCATACTTAGCATATGGATTAGGTTCAGCCATGTTATTTCCCGATTACAACGTGCCAATGTGGCCCAGTGGCGTGTTTAGATGGATTAGTAACTTCGTCCCTAGCTTCTACAATATTGTATCCAGCTTGGCGAATAGAATTGATGTATTGATTGAAAGTTACGCCCGGAATTGGTGCGATGTCAACCGCGCCACGGCTAGTGGCGTGATACGAACGTGGGTTGGCCTTTGACAACGGATGGCTTGGGCCACGATAACCTGAAGTGATACGAGCGTTGGGGAAGAGTTGCTGGACTACAGACCTACCGTCCGCGAAATCCGCCGGTAGTGTTGCCACTACCACCTCCCAGATACTGTGCCGCTTTACCTTTGCCAAAGATGCTATCGAATTGTTCTGGAGTTCCCACGCCGGAACGAAGATCGTCAATAGCCGCTTGTGGGATAGTTTGCGCGGCTGGGGTTTGCCCGCCCCCGCTAGACATAAGATCAGACGCCTGTATGTACGTTGTCCCCGCCGGACCAGTTACCGTGATAACACCCTGCTCCGCAGCGACATTGCGAAGAATTCTCTGGGCTTCTGGCGATCCTAGGGGGATACCGGCGGCTTCGATTTTCTTTTCGGCGTCAGTCAGTTGGCGGCCTTTTTGCCGGTTAATCATGTACTCCGCCAACTGCTTGCCGTCCAACAACGCAACCATGTTACGTTCACTGGGCGGGAGTGAATTGAGGAACGCTTGCTCTTGCTGGGACTTCTGTTCCAACTGCGCAATCTGAAATTGTGCGTTCAGCTTGTCCATTTGCTGCTTGCGGACATTCTGGAGAACAGCGGCTGGATCAACCGCGCCACGGCTGCCTGCGGCTTGAAGTACTTGGCCCAGCGCCGATATTTTCTCACCAGTTGATAGCTTGCCAATACCGCCGCTCATAAGAGCCTGCATGTCCGCAACATACTTCGCCGTTGGCGAAAGCGTAGGCTGCACCGTAGCGGGCATACCAGAAGGAAAAACCGCTCCACCACTTGGGGAAGTGCGGTTTAGACCGACCGAACGCATTATATCTTGGATCGACGACATCTACTTAACCACCTTTGCCGAAGAGTTCAAGGAGAGCACCAATCGAGGACGCAGCCGACCCAACTTGGCCGAGCGTTGACTGGCCTGGTGCAGTTGTCGTTGCCGTGATTGGCGATGGAAGACCCTGCGAACCCATGAGCAACGTCTGAAGCTGTTGCTGCGGGAAGCCACGCTGTTCAATGAAGTCACGGTATGCAAGGTCGAGGTTCTGCTGAGCCATGCCGCGCTGCGCTTGGCCTGCGCCCTGAAGCATTGCTGCGTAAGTCTGCTGATTGCCGAGAGCCTGTTGGCCAAAGCCTGTCAAGGCTTGTGCACCCGCAAGCTGCTGTGCTGGCAGACCCTGTGCAAACCCAGCGGCTTGCGTGTATCCCTGATTATACAGATTCGCCAGCGTCTGGGCGGTATTCAAATCCTGCTCACCTGCAAGCTGTGCTTCGTAAACACCACGGCGTTCGTTGCCGAATGCCCGCGATGAAGCCATCTGAGCCTTCGTTGCTGCGTCACGTTCGGCGCGGTTCTGTGCAAGGCGGGCCATCGTGGCGTCGATGACGTTGGTCTGGAACGGCGACATGAAGCCAGACACATCTTGCTGAAACTGCTGCGGCGAGTAGCCAGCCGCACGCTCAGCAACACCAGTAGCCTGTTGCAGTTGCGGCATACCAACTTGATTGGTAGCCGCGTCAATAGCAGTTTGGAAACCTTGCTGTTCAGCGGGGCGGAACTGCGCAATGCGCGGACCTTGATATGCCTGATACGGAATGGACGCAACTTGTTGTGCCGCTCCGTAGTTACGCGCCAGAATATCCTGAATGAAAGGATTGAGTGACTGAGTTTGCGTAGTAGTTACCGCCATTATAATCTCCGTGCGGACTGACCGCCTAATCCTTCGTTATTAACACAAAACAAAATAAATTGACAGCCCATTACTGCTGAACCTGCGTAACTGCAACATGCGCTGTTGGAATAGATGGATGGAATGCGGTTGCCGCCACAGTCGTCGGCTTGAGAGCCGTGTCATCTACCGCCCACATAAGTTCGACGTAATCATTTACACCAAGAGAAACAAAGTCATTGATGGAAAGGACCAAGTAGCCACCGTTGTCGCTCAAAGAACCAACTGCGGAACTTGCGCCGATGTTTGTCGTGCCATTCTTACGAAGCCACATCCAGCCCCGTTTAATGCTAGAGTTTGAAGAAGAAAATTGGATGCGTGCAGCAAAGTTGTAGAGGCCGCTGTGGGCTACAGTCAAGCGCGTTGTCGGGCTTCCGGTCAACGTGACACCCTCCGCAATTACGGATGTGTCCCACGCCAGCGCGTAGGCGGTATTCGCTGCGGCTGGTGTGGCGGTTGTGTTGTGGGTGAATTGGCCGAAATAGTATTGCTGCTCAATCGCAGGCCGGACGAATATCTCTCCGTCAGTCGTACCCACTTTTAGCACAGCCGCGACCGGAACCACGTTGTTCGGTGCTGTCGGCTTTACGTTTGTGAACGCACCCGCTGTAGTTGGCGAGGCATAGAGAAGATCGCCGACAGCGAAGCCGCCTGTATTGACGCCACGAACGTGGCCGAATGTTGTGCAGTAGCCAACCTCGCCGCTGTCGGGCAGTTCATGGGTGAGAACGCCGAGGATGTAGAGCGTAGGCGTCGTGCCATCGGCTAGATATTTGGTGACGGAAAGCACGTTGTTCGCGCCAACGCCAGCGAAACCTACGACAGCCCCGTTTGGAATGGTGCTGCCCGTGCTATTCTGCACACGGGCGAACGCCTCTTGGCCAACCTGTTGAACGACACCATACTCCATGCCGAGATCGAGCGTCCCGTCAATCGTGTTCCACGACAACGAACCTTCAGTCGGCGTGTGCGTATCCGTCGTAATGAACGAGGCGTCGGAGACAATCAGCTTAGCAGGCTGGTAAACACCTACGTCTTGGCCCTTCTCGTAAACAGTAGACGAGTACAGTTCGATCAGCCGGTTGCGCTGTGCCTCATAAGACGGGGTATATACCGCCGGGGGTGGTGGTAGCTTAATGCTCACCTACGGCCACCCGGAATTGCGTTAAGGCGCTGAACCCCAACCCGCCAATCAGATGGCGTTGTAGTTGTTACGCGCATCTTGATCTGGCGTCCGTTGAAGCGAACCGATGTCGGCTGCGTCAAACTATACGGGCCGTAAGTTGTCTCTTCACTTGTCGGATAATAGCGTGTCTTAAATGTGGCGGAGACGCTACCCTGATTGCGTTCGTCAGGAATCATCTCGTTAATATACAAAATCTGGTCGCCGTTTCCAATCTGGAACGGACCGCTCTCGGCGTAAGGAAGCGCGTCGCTGTAGTTCAGGCCGACTTCATGGTCGTAGATAAAGCCATCCGTACCAATCATGATTGGGTTACGGAACACGCTGCGGTCTGTACCCGCCGTGCGGGCCAGTGTGCCAATCGACCAATGGTTTTCTACATAATCCCATACGACATAGCTGTCGTTCTCGTTCGAGCCAGCCGATGGATAGAACCACCAGACTTCGTTGTACTGGCTGTTGTTGACGGCGTAGACTTTAGACAACTGGTTCGTATTAAGGTTGTTGAACACATAGTCATAGACTTCGCACTGCAAGGGCTTGACGTAGCCATCATAAATGTGGAAGCCCTTCTGGCCCATCCACACCGCCTGATTGTCGAGAACGGCAACGCAGTTAGCGGACGCAGCACCGCAGGCACGGCCTGCGATTTCCGCTTGATACACAAATGGCTGGCCCACATATGTCAGAACGTGCGCGTCAATGTCCGTTAAGATAAGGTTCTGGCCACGAACGCGCTTGCCAGTGATGATCCGGCCCGATGTTTGTAGGATGATGCTACCAGCAAGATTGGTAGAAGATGGCGTCCAAACAGTATTGTCTTCGAGATCGGACCACGCAACCTTACGGCCATCGCCTGACGCACCAAGCGCAAACAACGAACGGTCGGCGGTGACAAGAAGGCCGATGTTATTGACGGGCGCGTTGGCGATTACCGCAGCTTTGGTTGGCGTAGTATAGTCAAGCTGCCACTCATACAGCTTGCCGTCAGATGTCGAACAGCCGACGAGATATTCGCCCCAAGTGTCTAGCGACCATGTGGTAGCGGCTGTTACAGAGCCAGTGTCAGGACGAGGCGTACCATAATAGCCACCACCATAAGTATCAATCCCGTAGCCAGCGCCTGTAGAAGCATCGTCCGACCCCGCTGTAAAACCAACAGGCGTAATATCTACCAGAACATTGGACTGTGTAACAGCATAAAGTTTCGACGAAGTTCCGATGGCCATGAGGCGTACACTGCCGTTCGTCTTCCAAGTAAGAAGCGAACGAGCCTTGCCCGTTAGCGCCGAGATGTTGCGCTCCTCCCACCCGCCGACCGGCTCCATAGCGCCTTCTGTCCAGCGCACAAGATTAACGTCGTACCACCGCCCGGTGGACTGAAGTTCAGTGCCGTTGCGAAATACGCCGGGAGGAATGTTAATCGGAATTAGCGCCATGTTTTTATCCGTACCTAAAGTCTTAGGTCTTATATCACTTTTTAGAAGTTTTTACAGCTTCTTCCCATGCCTCTATAGTTCGGCGGTGGCGCAGTGCACAATCACCGTATTTAGCTATTATATCAATTTCCCATATAGCGCGCTCTGGGTCGGCGAGTGGGTTGGGGATCGAGGGCAGCGGCGGGCAGTTACTCGCTAGGTTCGCCGGAGGCTGCGGCATTGGCGCGACTGACACCGCCTTCGAGCAGCCCGACAACGCGAACATCAGGAACACAATCAGCAGAAACAGCAGGCAAAGTCTTATATATCTCGCGGATTGTTTCTCGCTCTTCGGCGACCACGACATCGGCTTTATCTCGTTCGGCTTGGTAAAGCGTAGAAACCGCATCTATCTGTCCTTGCATTTGCTGGCGTTGCTTTTCCGCCTTTTCCAAAGCCTTGGAATAAGCGGCATCGCACTGCCAGTCTTTGATCTTCCATCCGGAGGCGAGGCCAATAGCAAGAGCGCCTGCCGCCACATAGCCCATGAATGGATTAATCCGCACCATTTATTTTGCCCCATTCTCTCACCGCAAATATAGTAGCACAAGCTGCAATCGTCGCCGCTAAATCAGTCAGCGATATGGGGGAGCGCGTCATTATTGGCAACGCTACAGCATTAACAATAACGCCGACAGCAATACCGACACACGTTACTGGCCTCCACCAAACGCGAACTCGCTCAAGTAGAACGGCTTCGAGTTCTTTAATCGTCATTTTGGGTCTGGATATTTAGCGTGAGGAAGTTCCCAATGTGGGCCATCCTTAAATGATTTCCAGTCGCCACCCCAAGTAATTTGTACGTTCTCTAGCTTGGCTGCCTTCTTCATGGCTTCTTCGATTTTATAAAACAGCGGCCAATCCCAACGGATGCTGCCGCCTACATACGGCGCGATGTCTACCGCAAAGCCGTGAATGTGGCGTGAGCGCATGGTCCTAGTCGCACCCTTGGCAAACAATTCCTTCTGGCGTGCTGGTGATCGAAGCCCCTCGATGACAGTAAAGTCTATGTCAGAGATGCTGATAGCGCGCCTAACGACGCGCACTAAATCAGGATGCACGCCACGAAGGTTTAGTAGGGAGCGGGGGCCTAGCTTAAATGCCATTACCGATCTGCCTTGTTGTCCAGCTTGTCTTCGATCCGGCGAAGGTGCATCATCACCTCGTCGAACTTCTTATCAATGGCGTTGAACTTCTCGTCACCAAACTCCAGCTTGGTTTCTAGAATTGCCAGTCGGTTACTCAACTGCGTCCACACGCCAATGATGGCGAAGATGCCCGCAACGACGGTGAGAAGCGTGTCGATGCCAAACGACATATCCATTGTTAGGCAACCCAAACTTCAGCAGGAGCGTCTGGCCATACTGGGTCGAGCATGTCCGCGTCGCGTAGGGCTTGGCGGTAAGCAACAAAGTCTGCCTTGCACTGAGCAGTCAGGGGGACATCCCCAAGCTGCGTCCAGTCTGTTGCGGATAGTTTCGTGTTACGGGCAGTCTTGTTTGACGCAATGACTTCAGCGTCAATCCGAGCGTGGTGCGCGGCCTCTTGTTCGGCAGCAGTATGCACCACGTCATCTTCGTCCGTGTAATCGGCAAAGACAGGGCCAAGTATATACTTGGTGTACCACTTGCCTTCGATCTCCTCGACACCATCGCGCTGACTGTAATGGTAGCGGTCAGGAGACGTGGCCTGCGGGCCTTCAAACACAACGTCTGCGCCAAAGTCGTTAGCCATCTCTTCCGTAATTACGGACGGGAATGATGTTGTGGGATGCAATCCACGGAACTCATGCTCCGTTACAACTGCGCCTGTTTCTCTTATGCGGTATTCAGCCATTGTTTTTGTCCTTACGCGATGGCGAGATAGATGTAGGTTGCGGCATTGACGTTGACGTTTGTTGCAGCAACTTGGTTAACCACGAAGCCGCTGCTGGCGGTGTCAACGCTGTCGTCTGTTGTGACTTCTGCGCTTATGTCGTTCAGCGATATATGCGGGTCATTGGCAGCGACAATCCCACGGGCCGCATCCCAAACGTACCAATCGCCAGCAGCGTCAGTCCGCTTAATCATCACAAACCGCGCACCCGCAGCAAACGCGCAGTTGATCGTCTGGCTGCTTCCATTGCCCGTGTAGCTGCCGACCTTGCTGACCCCCGGTGCAGAGGCGAAGAGGTAGGCAACGTAGGTATTTCCGCTGGCATTAAGCTCACTAAACGAGATATCCATGCCAAAGGTTGTAGCAGTTGGCGTTTTCCATGTGCCAGCAACAGTGCCAACTGCCGCCGCTAGATTTACCAAAAGATATTTATCGTTAGGCGATGAAAGCGCAGAGCAATAAGCAATCCATGCTCCAGTAGCCCCGCGATTTTTGATGATAATCAACTCAGGCGCAACGCCAAGGTTGTGGTTGACCGTGCGGGCAACACCCGTCCCCGTATAGCACACCTCATCGAAGAAGCCGGGGGCGCGGCGCAGTGTGTAATAAATCTGACTAGCGTCCGCTAATCCGTAACCCTGCACCAACCCTGTGTTCCACCAGTTGTAGGCGTAGGGGTAGGTCGGGCTATCTTCCGCGTTAGCCGATGTACTTTTGATACGTTTCTGAGGGGTGCTGCTGGTATTGTTCGAGGCAGTTGCCCCACGCAAACGGTCGATAAATGCCCAGTTATCAGTGGCGTTGTTGCTGTTACGCTGCCCGCTGATCATGAGATCGACAGGGAAGTTGGTCGTAATCGCCGTGTCAACCGCCAAGCTGGTAGCAAATGGAGCAAACACACTCGTCCCCAGCGTCGGTGTCCGCATAGGCCCGCGACGGATGGCCATGTAGATGTAGGTTCCACCAGAGGCATTGCTCTCACCCCAAGCAGCAGTATTACCAGACATTATTCCTGTCGCGCCCGGAGCCACAGAACCCACTTCAACCTCAGCCGCGCTGCTGTTGGAATAAATATTTTGTACATCTCCCCCTGCAACAGCGCCACGCATAACATCCACAACAATCCAGTCGGAAGTAGTATCTGTTCTCTTTACCAAAAACCATTGTGGTTCAAAACCAAGTGTGGCAATTAAGCTATTTGCTGTGCCATTACCCGTATAGCTCCCACACTGAATAATCCCGTCGGACGTTGCGTCGTGGGCGTAGAGGTAGGCGACGTATGTGCCGCCGGATGCGTTGACGTTTGCGTTGTCATACAGCGTGAATGTGGTTGACGTAGCAACAAGGCCGCCCTGATTAACTTGAGCGGCGGTTGAATTTAGTTTGAGTGAAAAGTTAGGTATTGATCTATGATAAGTCCACCAATCACCAGTGCTATCTGTGCGTTTTATAATTATTAAACCCGGAGCTATGCCAAGGTTATGGGCGATGTTTCGGTCAGCACCCGTCCCAGTCCACGTTACAACATCAAAGAACTTAGGTGCTTCGCGGAATGTCCATGATGCGTAGTTATATGTAGAGTTGTTAAGGTCAGTATTTGCCGTTGTAAACGAATAGCCATTTGAGGCCATAGTAAAGTTGTAATCAGCGCGAGACAGCGACTGCTGCGTTAAGTCAGTCGAAAGCACCATGCCGGGGCGCGCACTATCAAAAAGAATGTGTTCTTTGGTTTGATTGCGCGCCTTCGTCCAGACAAGGCCGCCCTTACCGGCAAGATTGATGCCGTTTTCGATTGTCCGAAGAGAGGCGCTGCTGTTGCCCGTGTACAGGTACGTTGAGAACACGTCCTCGACGAACAGCTTATCGTCAGATACTTGTGATGAATTAGCGGAGAACATTACTCGTTTCCCTTACAGCGTGTAGTTCTGGCCCGCATTGCTGCCAATCCAGTTAGAGCCGTCAGCAGTGAAGATATACTTGTCCGACTTGCTGGCGGTGCTGGTGATCGTCGGCGCAGTTCCGGCTGGCCACTTAACAGCAGCAGGCCATGTTGCCGTGCGAGAACCAGTGCCGTCCTGCTTTAAAATCAGGATAAAGCTACGGCCAGCAGTTGCCGTTGGGAACGTGAATGTGCAGTTCCCCGTCAGCGTCAGGATTTGGACAGAGCCGTTAGAAAGGTCAATCGTGTAGGCCGTGCTCGTGTTGGCGGTTACAGTCTCTTCGGTGTAGCCGTTGGTGAACGTGCCAGCTTCGATAGTCTTGTTCGTTACCGTCTGCGTGTCGGTTGTACCAACAATAGCGCCTGATGGAGCCGTGAGAGACGTGTTCCATGCAGTGCCAGTGGAGACAGCGATACCAGCGGCGGGGTAGACCTGAGCAGAAACAGTAGCCCAGCTATTATCACCGCGAAGGAAGGTTGATGCGCTTGGCGTTCCCGTAGCGTTTAGTTTGCTTGCTGAAAAGCCAGTAACAGTCGCGCTCGTGACGTTTAGCGTTCCTGCAACAGCGAGGGTCTTGCCAGCACCTACGTTTAAGCCAACGCTCGTCCCGGTCCCTGCGGCTGCGAACAGCGCATCGACCTGATCGAGATCGGTATTAACTTTTGTCCCCCAAGTATCGGCAGACGCGCCGACTTCAGGTTTCGTAAGTCCAAGATTAGTTGTGGTTGTATCAGCCATCTTTTACCTCATGCTGCTTCCAGATATTCAGGGAAACCTAAAACTGTCCAGTTTTCTTCTGTAACAGAAATTGGTGTCCATGTCTCTGGTGTTATTGGTTGTGGTTCCCATTTTTTAACAGCGGTAATTGTGACGGTAGAAACACCGTTTACCACTACACTGCCACGCTGCACATAGCCCGCCTTGACAGCTACCGAAGCTACTGCACTTGACGTTGCAACACCTGCAGCCGTAATTTTTGCATCTACAGAAATTGCAGACGTAGCCGTTGTGGCTATTGCGCCTACCACAGACGTACCGCCAGCAGCGGTTACAGACGCAACCGCCGAAACGGCCACAGAAGCATCCACAACCATAACAGCCGCAACTGTGGTAGTCGATACCGCATTAACTTCTACAGCCCCGTCTGTGCGCTCTCCCGCCGCTATGGTAACAGACGAGACAGCGTTGCTCTCAAGAGCCGCTTGCTTGACAATCTCGGCAGATGCAGAAACCGAAGCTACCGCATCAATAGATACGGAAGCGTTGGTGGGGCCTTCGCCATAGTTGCCAATGCCATACGAGCCGCTACCGTACCCCGCAGGGATACTTGCGGCGGCAAAAGGCCCCTCACCATAATCACCGCTGCCGTAGCGTGCCATCTATTAGTCCAGCGTAATGTCGAAGTCGCCCGCAGGAATGCGGAACACATCGCCAGCATCAATCGTCTTGGCGGTTGTCAGAGCGCCATACGCCAGCATATTGCCGCTAGTAGAAGCGTCAAAGACAGCCGCGTAGGTGATTGTTCCCCACGATGCCGCAGCAGTCGGGAACTCTACAGCAGCAGTGTTGGATGCAAGGTTAGCCGCAACCGTGAACGTTGCTGTCTGACGGGCGTAGGGGCTGCCAGAGACTTCCGTGCCGCCACCAGCTTCACCCGGATTAGACGTAAACAGGGCGATGTAAAGCGTGGCCGGAGCCGTGTACGCTGTTGCGCCAAATACATGAAGGAGAACTTTGTTCTCAAGGTAATTAGAAAAACTCATCCGAAAGTCCTTATCCGAGCTTTAAGTTTAGACGAACCAATGCGTGCCCGCTCATCTGCAACGCGCATATCTTCCACCAGCTTTTCGTACAACGAAGTCCAAATCGCGGTACGCTCATCTTCCTTCAAGTACGGCGCAGACTGGATCAGCGTCGCATAGAGGTAGATGTCCGGGCTTTCCGTAAGCAGCCAGTTAGTCGGCGCTGCGTCGCTTAACGACGGTATCTTGGCGTAATAGAGAAGTTCTGCTTCGTAGCTTCCGTCCGGCTGGGGGAGAACTTCGAATTGCTGGCCGATAGTTGTGTAGAACATCGGCTGATTCGCCGCGCTGTACATCTGACTATCTTCGAGAAGTTGTTCTGGCGTTACGAATACAAGCGGCGTAACTGGGTTCGTGTTCAACTGAAAACGGATTGTTTCTTTCCAATCCGAAGGAACAGCGAAGTACGACGTATCAAGAGTTGCAGTCGCCCGCGTCACCATCTTGCGATGGCGCACTTGGCGGTTCATCTGTGCCTCGGCCAGCATGATAAAATTCGGGATAGCCGAAGTTAGATCAGACCGATTGAGCCAATCAGCGATTGCGGTCTTCAATTCTGAATACGTCGTAATCGCCATTAAACAGTCCCCGGCCTTGTGCGGAAGTAGAGGTTGTCCGGATCGTTCAACCACTTCTTCATGCGCTCTTGATCTTGCGTAATACCTTGGCGCTCAAGTTCGTAATACACTGAAATCGGGATGCTGCCAACCTTTGTCCACTCACCCCACCGTTCCGGCGCATTATTATATTCTCGTTTGTTACTTTCGATGATTGCGGAAACGTCTTGCTCTTTCGAGATAATCGCTTCGTCCGTCTGGGCGTCGTAATCATAAAAAGTTTTGACGCCTGTGAAAGCATCGTCGTTGATAAGGCGTTTATTCATAAAACCCTCAATAGTTAGATGAGGGGGCACTATGCCCCCTCACCCAGTTAGACCAAATCTTACGAGGTGGTCAAGTCAGCTACGATACCGTGTGCAGCTTGGTTGTTTACCTTCAAGCCGTACTCAACGAGGAGCAGAGCCTTCTCCGCGTCACCAGTTTTCGCCAAGTCCATCTTCTGGATTGGACGAAGAACCGCCAACGATGCGTAATCAGGATCGACTACGAACGCATCACGGTCACGCTGGAAGCGGTTAGGAACGATGTTGACCGTACCAAAGTCAGACACATAGACGTCGGCTGCGCCAACGATCTGTGCCTGCTGACCAGCAGGAACGTCGCGGAAGCGAGTTGCAATGCCGGTGAAGCCCGAAGCAACAGTCTTGTTGAATGGACCAACCATCAACATCTTCGGCGTACCACCCGAAGTCCAGACGCTCTGGATAACACCCTTAAGCAGTGCTTCCGTGAACGCACGCTGCGTACCATCGGTACGAGCAGCAGTTGGCGTTGAGCCAACAGTTGGGTTAGCACCGCCTGAACCGAACGCAGTGTTCGAGGTCAACCATGCAGGCAGACCCGCAGTACGACGTGCAGTTGTGGTGTTACCAGCGACAGCAGCTTGGTTAGCAAGCAGAGCCGATTCCATGTCACGCTTCAGTTCCGAACCCAGCTTTGCAAGCTGATAGGTCATTTCGTTACGACGACCAGCCTTATCGACTGCTTCAAGCGTACCGGAGATTACGACGTTCTTCGTGCTGATCTGCGTGTAGTTACCAACGCGGGCGGTTGGCGTAACAGCAGTGAACGAAGAAATGTCGTCACCTTCAAGTGCGGCGTTAGCAGCGGAGGCCGCAGCCAAAACGTCTGTCTGCCACTCGTAGTAGGTGTTCTTGACGCTCTCGCGGCCAATGTTCGAAATGAACGGAGTTTCTTCTGGCGAGATGTTATAGATAACGTTCGACAGGTCTTCACGAATACCGATAGCGGAGTACCGGGTAAATGTATTTGCTACAATAGCCATTAGTTCACATCCTTATTAAATGAGTTTATCCAACAGGGCCGCCGCATCTGCGACACGGCCTGTACGCGCAAGGCGCTGGGACGCTTTCTTTACATCGGTTGAACGTGTGTTGACTTGAGAACCAGAAGAACCGGGTCGAACGATCCGCGCAACCTTTCGTGGCTGTGCTTTCGCTTTTTCCACTTTCTTCGAACCCTTATCAAACAACATAGCTTTGCGCAGGATTGAGACGTGAGTGGCCTGAACAAGTGCACTTAGGTCGCGTTCGCTAAACCCATTGTTTATAGCCCATTCACGAAGTTCCTTAGCTTCGCTTTGCATTGTACCTTCGTCTTTCCATTCAGGAATGACTTCCGGGAGTTTGGCGCGCTCTGACTGCACAATGTCAGCCAAGGCCCGCTGTTGCTCTTTGGTCATCTCTTGAGCAATCCGCTGTTGTTCAGTAGTAATAGCCTGAAGTTTAGCGGCTCGTTCCTGACGAGACTTATTCCAATGCCGTTCTAACCGCGCCGCCTCAATGGGGTCTTCGTTATAAAGATTGTCCCAATCAGGCTCAGCATCGGACTGCACCTCAAGTTGCGCTTTAAGCGCCGGTAACAGTTCCGCGTATTGAGCGCGTTCCATTCGGATCGCTTCGGCCTCACCATAGAACGACTTGCGTTCTTCGGCTAATGCCTGAGTTTTCCGTGTGTAATCCGAATAACGAGAATAACCTTTCCGAAGTTCGTCAAGGGTGACTTCCAATTCCTTGCCATCATCTTTTACCTTGATGACTAGATCGTCAGGAAGTTCCTGTTCGATAACCTCTTCTGTGTCGTACTCTTCATCCGGGTCAGACTGTTCGTCTTCCTCTTCTTCCGAGTACTCCTCGGTTTCAGATTCTTCCGCATAGTCTTGAGCCTCTTCAGGCTCTTGCGCCTCGGCCTGATCTTGGTTGTCCTCGTCCGGGCCAAGCAGTTGGTCGATGGCTAGTGTTGCTTCGTGGAGGCCGATCCCCGCATGGGGGTTGCCGACTTGTTCCGTCATATATAGCACCTTTTTAATTAAATGTTAACTCCTCGATTTGGCGACTAGGCCGTCATCAAGAATCGCCTGTAGGCGGGCTTTCAACCGCTCAAGTCCTTTGAGCGTGTGAAACATGTTGGAGCGGGCGTCGTCGTCGGCGTAGCCAGACATGCGCCACTCTTCAAAAATATCTCTCTCCACTTCGGCAAACGCTCCTTTGAGAATGTCATCCTCAAGAAGGCGCTTTGCGTGGTTAGCTTTTGTTACAGGGTCCATCAGATTAACGGCTGGTAAACTGGGTTAGTTGTCATCGCGGGCTGGGCTTGGGGGGCAGCGCCCGCAGAGAGAAGACCGCTATACTCAGGCCGGAAGAACATAGCTTCCGGGCCAAAACCATACCGCTCATAGTCTAAGATGTTTGGATCAACGCGCATATCTTGGCCGCGAGCAAAGCCTACGCCCGTTCCAAATGGTGAGGCATATGGTGATCCTGCACCGCCACCGCCGCCGCCACCCAAAAGGTTGCCTAGAAGATCGGCTCCGATACCACCAATGGATATGAGTTGAGCTAGGGTTAGGCCAGTTCCGAGAACGCCATCCTTTGTAGAAGGGGGCGTTGTGGTCGAAAAAGTTGGCGGTAACGGGTTAAGCGTCCCACCAAGAGTTCCCCCAAGCACTTGGCCAAGCACGCCGCCGATGTTCTGTTCTTGCGGTCTCGTCCCCGTAACAACAATATCACCCGACATAGAAGGCTGTGGGTTGATAAGCGAAGACACCGCGCCAAGCGTATTGCCAAGGTTCTGTTCTTGTGGTCTCCTCCCAGTAACAACAATTTCGTCTGGCATGGGGGGCGACGTAGTTACAAGCGAAGGCAGCGCATTAAGCATCCCGCCAATGTTGAAATCTGGTCCAAGGTTTAATGCTGGATTTTCTCTTGCGGTAACAACGATTTCTTGAGGCTCTGTAGTAGATGGTTGTTCCGCTGGTGGGGATTGCGATGCTTGCGATAACGCCGCTTGACCAATCACATTGCCCGCTGTTGACGCAAGAATACTAGGCGCGACTGCTCTCGTTGCGTTTACGAGGATGCCATCAAATGCGCCAGTAGGAATTGCTGCGCCAGTAGGAATTGCTGCGGTAGCGATGTTGCCGCCCGGTGTTGGTGTCGCTCCGGGAGTAGCTGGGCCAAACAATTGGCCGCTAGCATAGGCGCTGCCTCCGGCGATGGCCGCTCGCATCAACGCATCTTGAAGGTCGCGGCCCTGTAATCCACTTGAGACGGCAGAGCCAAGAGCCGCGCCTGCAATAGGGCCGATACCAGGGATAAAGGACGCGGCAAACGGAAGGACGTTATCTGCTAAAAAACCAAGACCGCTTTGCGACGGGGCAGCGCGGGCAACGTCAATATACCGGGTTCCGCCCACGCTTCCATCAGGGTTTATGGTACGTTCGCCAGTTTGTATCTTGAAGTTAGCGTCTCCGCCAAGTTCATCGCTAAGGCTCTGGGCCACGGCGACCGCTCGGTTTGCACCTTCAGCGCCAGCACCGCTGAAGATAACATTGCCTCCAGCGTCCACAACGCGAACCTCTTGGCCTTGGCCTACGTTAAACGTGTTGCCAGTTCCAAACGCAAGCGGGTCACCGTCAGCGGTTGGGCCGACGACAGACGTTCCGGGAGGCGGCGTGTTAGCAGCGATCCGGCGTGCTTCCCGCTCTTCATATGTCATTGGTGCAACAGCCTGTTGCGTCATCGGCATGACCGCCGCTTGACGGGGCGTGTCCATGATAGGCCCCGCCGCAGCCAAAAGTCCTTGTAGTGCAGGATCATCAAAATAATAATCTTCAAACATTACATCATACCTTCCGGCGGGAGTTCAACGGGCATCGGCATTTCAGGTGGCATCTGCGTCGGCATCTGCGCTTGTTGCATTGCCTGAGCCATCTGTGCGTTTTGCACGGCCTGTTGGGCCTGCATAGCAGCGCGTTCCATCTCGCCCTGTTGCTTGAGAAGTTCACGGTCGCGCTGCATCATCGCTTCGATGTTGGCTGTGTTGACTTGCGCTCCGTACTTGGCCTCAAGTTCGGCTGCCTTAATCATCAGATCGGCATCGAGTTTGTCGCGCTCACGGTCATCCTTGCGCAGCATGTCTTCGCGTTGCAACTCAAGTTCGGCTGCCTTCTTCTGGATGTCAGCGCGGATGGCTTCCATCTGAACCTGAGACAGCATCTCTTCTGGTGTCGGCTGCGGTGGTGCAGGCGGTGGCGGAGGTGGCATCATGGCTGGGTCTTTGAAGAACACAGTCGGGTCTTTGTATCCAGCCAGCGCCATCATCTGAGATAGCGTATTGTAGTAACCCTGCATGTCAGCCAATGGCGCGCCCATCTGCATCAGCATCTCTTGCTTGGCTGCGACTTGACCTAAGAACGCCATCTTCTCTTCGTTGCTGCCAGTACCGATAGCGACGTTGACTACGACATCCATATTCGCGTCCCACGCACGTGGGTCAATCGGGACGAACGTATTGCGCAGACGCACCATGCGCGGTGCATCTTGGTTCTTGGCGATAAGCTGCATCGACTTGCGGAACAGACCCTTCATGCCCGTCTCGGCAAAGATACGGCAAATCAGTTCGATATGTTGCGCTGCGGCAGTAATCGTGGCTGCGACAGCAGCGCGGGTCGAAGACTGAAGCGCGTTGGCATCGAGGCCAGATGCGGCCTTGGAAATACCTGTACGGTTCTCGCGCAGTTCGTCCATGTACTGCAACATCGGGAAGGCTTGCTGCCCAACGAACGGCATCACGAACGGCTGCACCATACCCGGTGCACGCATACGAATAATCCCACCGACTTCGGTGTTCATCACGTCTTCGATATTGACTTGGCCTTCAACAACACCCGTGCGTGGGTGGATCGACTGAGCCAAGCTGTCGAGCGTGTTACGCAGGATATTCGACTTGATAAGCTGAATGTCCATCGTCACGTCGGCAATCGACATGCCGAAGAATGTGTGCGGCTCTGGATCGGGGCAGAAGTCTACGAACGGAATAAAGTCGCATGGCTCCCAATGCAGAACCTTGTTGGCGGAGCCAGCAACGCAGACGCGGCAAAGTTCCGCGATCCCGTCGCCGTCCATGTCAACATACACATAGCCCTCAATGTAGAGGACTTTGCGGGATGTCGTATCTGTGCGGCCTGTGATTTGAACGAACGCTTGCGGGTTACGGTCGAAGGCTTCTTCGTTGCCGCCGAAGTCATCTAGCGTTTCGTAGCCAAGGTCTTGAACCTCATCGAAATCGTAGCCCATCTTCACAAGATCGGATACGGTAACGTAACGACGGTGGGCTACAAATTCGGCGGTCTCGATAGAGCGCGCACGGCGGTCAATCAAAAACTCTTCAGGCGGGACGGACTGAACGCACAGACGGCCCTTCTCAACTGTACGGACTACTGTACAATCATATGTCGCAGGCGGAGGAGGGGCGGGCATACCCATCATTTCCGGTGGCATCATCGGCATTTCGCCGTAAGTAATCTCTACGTCCTTAACTTCGATATTGGCATCGGCCTGAAGGACGGAGAATGTAGCTTCGTCCAGACCCGTGAAGTAATGGGTCGTGACATCCTTATCGGTATTCCACCAAACTTTCATGATACCGTTCTTACGGATCAGAGCGTCCTTGAATGTGGAGTAGCATTCGCTGAATAGGTTGTTGTCGCGTGTCAGGCAGTAGTTGACGTAATCCGTCGCTTGCTGCGCACTCTCAACATCTTCTGGGCCGTTCGGCGCGAACTCGACGACGTTGTTCGCCGCGAAAAATACTTTCATAATCGACGGCATCATGGCCTGTACAGTATCCCGTACATCCATAGACATCGCCTGCGACCGGCCTTCCTCTTCGTTTCCGAAAGGTTCGCCCTTATAATACTGGCCCGCAAGCGCACGCTCCGGGCTGATTACGTCGTCGATATATTCTTGGGCATCGTCAATCTCGGCGATGATGATGTTCTGAAGTTCTTCTTCAGATACAGGCTCTTCTACCTGCTCGTCTTCCATTTCAGGCTCTTCGATAGAAATCTCTGTGCCGTCGGCCAGTTCCATCGAAGTTTCATTGTACATGTCTTCGCTATCGCCGTTTTCAGAGTTGGTGTTAGGAACCCCGGTATCCTGATACATACCTTGGCTCTTAGCCATCTCCGCCTTATCCGGCTTACGGTTATTGCGATATGCCATATTTTAGCCTTACTTCTTTTTGGACTTGCCAGCTTCAGACAGAGCGATTGCTATAGCTTGTTTGCGCGATTTAGCCAAGGGAGCCTTTGCAGGGCCTTTAGGGTTTACACCAGCGCGCAGTTTGCCGCGCTTATATTCACCCATCACTTCACCAATCTTCTTAGCAGCCGCATCTAACTTCTTCATTTCTTTTTAGCTTTCGTTGGCTTGGCAGTCTTGGCTGCGGCCTTAAATGCTGCCGCGCTAGGAGCGCCCTCTGATCCAGGCTTACGCATCTTTTCGCCAGAGCCAGCCTTGATGCGGTTCTTCTTGGCCGCAATATTTGCATACAGACCTGTCTTCATTTTGACTTTCCTTTGTTTCGGGTTGATATAGATTTAGCTTTGGACTTCGCGTCTGCTTTAGATGACGCACCCCACGCTTGCAAAGATAAGAGAAGGCGGGTCGGTTCGCCTTTCGCATTACGCTCCGGCCCCGGCATGTTCCCCATACGTGCTAAGAATGATGCCCTCCGTGGATTATCGCCTGATTTTACTGGAGCCTTCAAGTTGACCCCTTCGGTTTTCTTGAAGTGGCTACGGCCCGCTTCATTGAGGCCGCCCTTTGGATTTTGAAAACGCTTCGCAACCATACACTAGAACCTATTTCTTTGGCGTATACGCGCCGCGCTCACTCAAATACACTATGGCCTTGTAAAGAATAGTTGTATTCTCTCTCGCGTGGCCTAGTACCAAATTACACTTCGAGCATAGTACGCCGCGAACCTCACCCGTCTCATGGTTATGGTCAACGACAACTGCTCGTTTTGCCTTATACGCTAATGCGGTAGATAATTCTACCTCGCAAATAGCACAAGCAAAATTCTGGTTGGTGATGTGGCTATGGTACTCATCTAGGCTGATGCCGTATCGCTGTTTGAGGTTGCGAGCTAGGTGGTAGTCTGGGCGTGTAGCGCAGAAGCGGCGTTGGTGTTCGCGCACGCACGGCTTACAGGCGCGTCTGTGGAAGTAGAAGTCGTCGCTCGGCTTTTCTTCGCCGCACTCTACACAAGTCTTTGTTTCCACGGGTATGCTCCCTTTGGCCGTCTATAGCCTAAAGTTCGCAGAAAAGCAAAAAAGTGGGGTGGCGGCGCGGTTAGAACGAAGAAGCATACATCGTTCAGTCGCTATTACCGGCCTAGCCTCGCACACCCCGTGATGCCCGGCAGGAAGAGGGAGAGGAAAAACCTGCCGAGCAAAACAAATATATCACATCTTTATTCTATGTCAAACAATGCCCCGTATATTTCTACGCAGCGCCCCTGACTTGTTGGCCATCGAGTATCCATGCATAATTGTAGATACATCGGTGGCCAAGCATAAGCACAGCGCATCCGCCTTATCCGGCGATGGTAGTCCGCGCTTCTTCATGCTCTCCTTACTCTCGACCTGCATCTTACCCGACGAGGTAAAGGTGTAACGCGGTGACGCCAACTCGGCGAATAACTGTTCATCCTTCGGTATCTTCACGTCGCGGTTCGCCAGCCATCCCTTACACTTGAACCACAACTCGGCGCGTAGGTTGGCGTAAGTGCCTTTCATTGCTGGGCTTTCTGCGACGTTGATCCCACGCGCTGGTAGGCCCAGTTCGCGCAGACGGTCAAGCACACCGGCTCCCAACCCGATACTATCGACCAATATTTCTACTGGCTGCTCCGATGGCGGCAGCGCCTCATACTCCGCCACAACCGCGCCGGTTAGTTGCATAAGGTCCAGACCTTTCCAAGTCTGTATCTCTTCGACAACTGGGCCGCGCCGTTTAGCGAGGGCACTGGCGTCGGAACCCATACGCGCTACGTCTAGGCCCCAGACACTCTTCGTCTGCTTGGCGATCTTAATCTCGCGGTTCATAGCCCCGTCAATCAACTCGACAGGAATGACCGTATCTTCTTCACGCGGCGGGAAGTTACCAAGGACACGCACATGATACGCGGGGCTGTCTTCGCCGTACCGTAGCTGCATCTCTCGGACAAACGCATCGGACACACGCGGACTATCAAGACAACTGACATGGAAGGTTTTCCATTCACCCTTCAGACGGTTGTGCGTATCGTAGAACAACCCGCTGTTTCGGGTAGGGTTCCCCAGAAGAAGCGTCGTCGCATTATGGCCCGACATAGAACCGGACGCAGCTTCGTACACACTCTCTGGAATACCTGACGCCTCATCCGCTACAAGAAGCACGTTGTCGGCGTGGATACCCTGCAACGCTTCCGGCGTTTCTGCGCGGCTCGTTCTGGCGGAGATAAAGGCTTCACTAGACGCAGCCTTCAGTTCAATACGGTCGGCCTTTACTTCGATCAGAACCTTGAGCACGTCAGGTAGTTCATTCACCCATCGCTTCAGTTCCGCGAACATCGCATCGAACAACTGTGCGGATGTTGGCGCAGTCACAACAACCTTCACTGGATACCGCGTCAGGAAGTAATGCAGCATGGCCCAGCTTGCGGCTGTAGACTTACCTACACCGTGGCCGGAGCGCACAGAGATACGACGTTCCCCGGAGCTAATCGCTTTCAGAAACTCGATTTGCCAAGGGTCTGGCTTCGTTCGTAGAATATCGCGCACGAACCCGACGGGATCATCGCGGTACTTCTTCAGAAACTCCAGAAAGAAGTTTGGCTCAGACTTCGGCATTCTTATCTCCCCTAATTACACGTGCGATTGTTTGGTGACTTACCGTGATACCATGACGCTTTGCTACGATAATAGCAATATCGCGGTAGCTATGACCTTTAACGCGTGCGGCCTTCATTGTTATCAATGCGTCCTGCGCGTTTGGTTCTGGATGCAGCTTGGCCTTGCGGCCTACGCCTGTCTTCTTAAAACCAAATGGCACTTTGCCGCCGACGTATCCGCCCTGCGAACTCTTCGCTCTCTTACCGGCGGTGACACGTTCTCTGATACGGCGGCGCTCCTCGCCGGAGAAGACGGCCATGATCTCTAGCATGAACCGTCCGTTCGGGTTGGCTTTGTCCATGACATTGCCGTAGCCGTTGATGATTAGGTTGATGTTGGCCGTCTCCCAGTCGGCGATGACGTTGAGCGCATCTCGCGCATCGCGGAACATACGGTCTAGCTTCGATACGATGATAGTATCGCCGGGCCGGAGGAACGCCAGCTTGCAGCCTTCTTCTCGGCGCAGCAGTGGGACGCCGCCGGAGACGCCGCGCTCTTCGTAGATATGCTCCAGTTCCAAATTATGTGTGAGCGCGATGCCTTGTATTTGGCGTGCTTGATCATCGAGTGATGTGTTCTCAATCTGGTCTTCAGTCGAGACGCGAGTGTATCCAAAAACTGCCAACGTATTTCTCCCGTTTTTCGTGGTGTATCTCTGTTACACTCTATTGTTACAGTTTGGCAAGCAAAAAGTTAGGAATTTTTTGGAAGGGATTATGTTAAATACAAGGGGTGCGGGGGGT